TATAAAATAGATAACTATAAAATAGATAACTATAAAATAGATAACTATAAAATAGATAACTATAAAATAGATAACTATAAAATAGATAACTATAAAATAGATAACTATGCAATATTTATGAAACTATAATCCATTCATCAAGATTTTTGAAATAATCCTTATCGCTACCGAATAATAAGGGAATATTATTTTCTTTTAATATAGTATTTAATATTGTATATTTTTTTTCTGTAGATGTTAGCTTCTTTTTAAAGAAATCACTTACACATAATCCATATTGAACTTCGAATTGATTTCCCAAAACTAGTTCATATTCTCTTTTTAATGAAGGACTACTCCATAACTTAGTTTCAGCAGAACCTTCTACATTTTGAGATTTCTTTTCCAATATTTTTATTATTTTTTTACCAGTGTTATATTCAATAATATATGCTTCATCTGGATTTCTAAATAATTCAATATCATATTTATTTTTCATATATAATTTTAAACCATTTTGAGAAGTAAATATAATAGTTTTATCTTCCATATTATTGGATAAGTAATCTGCATTCTTTTTAGATTTTTTTGAGAAATTATTTGTTTTATATCCAGATTCTATTAATCTTGCATAATTATCTGTTTTTGCTTCAAATGCTTTGCCATATAAATTAGTATTTGCACCTCCTGCATATTTATTGCCAAAATCTTCTTTTGGCTCAGTTTCTTTTATAATATTTGGTTTGTTTTCGTTTGGCTTTGTTTCCGGTTCTTTTTTGCTCGTTTCTTTTGTTTTATTAGTATCTAAATTTTTAATAATTGAACTTTTAGTACCCGAACTCCTAGTATTTGGTTTATTATTTTCTTTATCTTGGTTGTCTTGAATCTTATTTTCCATCTTTTATTTTATAATTAAAATTATATTCAATTTTTTGAAAATTCGAAATAAAACTATATTATATATAAAATATAAACTATGGATTTTGTCATAGATTTAAATAAAAAATTATTAGATGTTTATAATTCATATGTTATTATAAGAAATTATGCTGAAAATCTTAATATGAAAGATAGTAATATTTATAAACTATCTAATAATTTTGTAGAGAATTTTGATTTATTACAAAGAGAACTACTTTCTATTAATAGAAAAGAAGAAAACAATAATGCAAGAGCAAATTTTGAATCACTAATTCCAGATATCGAAAATATGTTAGATGATGGAATGTATGAACATATTTTAAATAGAAAAAAAGAATATGAAAATACTCTTAATGAAAATGTTAAATTAAATAATATTATAGAAGAAAAAAATAAATTAGAAGATGTTAAATTAGAAGATGTTAAATTAGAAGATGTTAAATTAGAAAATGATTCTTCAGAAGAAAAATTACCTGATAATATTGTTCATCCAGATTTAGTAAAAGAAGAATATGATGATGTTTTTGAAGAAGAAGTTAATTTAGATGAAATAGAGACAAACCCAACGGTTTTGCTGAGATTATCTGAAACAGAAAGAGAAACATTATTAGAAAATATATACAATATGGCAAAAAAAAGAATAGAAAATGAACATCCCGGAAATACAAATGAGGAACTAATTTTTAAAGAAGCCGATAGATTGTTAAAAATATATATGATAGATTCATAAAAAATATATAATGCTTAAAAATATAATATTTCTTAAAAATATATAATATTTCTTAAAAATATTTTTTTGTTAATTTACACCTGAGCTTCCGAATCCTTTTTCATTTCTATCAGAAGTCTCTAATTCCCCCTCTACAATTTCAGGAGATAAATAAGGAGATACAATTAATTGTGCGATTCTATCATTTTTAGAAATATTAAATGTATTCTTTCCAAAATTTCTTAATAATACTTTTACTTCTCCTCTATAGTTACAATCTACAACTCCAGCACCAACTTCAATTCCTTTTACTGCTAAACCAGAGCGAGAAGCAATTCTACCATATGTATTTTTAGGTAACTGAATTTTTAAACCAGTAGAAATTAATAAGGATTCGCCAGATTCAATATTACAATCTATATATGACCTTACATCATATCCTGCATCATCTTGATTTTTATTAGGTAAAATAACATCAGGAAACATTTTCTCTGCAATCATACGAGACATTTTTATATAGTAATTAATATATCTTTATTTGTAAATTCATTTTTTATAAAATTGAAAACATTAAATATTATATAAAAATGTCTGAGATAATAAGAATTCCTAATATAGAAAATTATAATCAAGAAATTATTAATGGAGAACTTATATTAACACCAAAAAAAGTTTATATTTCTGAAGATGCATTAAATAATACTGATATTAGGTTTTCAAATATACTTGAATGTATAATTAAGAAAGGAGATGAAGTAATATCAAGTAATAGAAAAAAATACAGACCTATTTTAATAGATGTATGGAAACATATGTCAATCCGGAGAATATTACAAACTACGACATTTAATTGTAAATTAACAAATGACGACAACAATAATAGTTATAATTGGTGTTCTGATATCAATATGTATTTTCAAAATCAAGATGCAAAAAATACACTTAAAGAAATTATTGAAATGGTTAAAGAAAATGAGCTAAATATTAATTTATCTATTAAACTACAAACTGGTAATATTATTTATTTTAAAATAGATTAATCTTAAAAAATGAATATAAATAAATAATTACAGATATATAAACAGAACGAATAAAATGATTTCTTATAAATTTCCCAAGTATGATAGATTATTGGAAATTAAAAAAGAAGAAACCAAATTTGATTTTGATGAAATAAAGTCTAGAATTAACAAATCTAAAGAATTATTAGATGAATTTTATAATGATAAAAATAAAACTAAAAAATTTTCATATTTATGGAAACAATATGACCCATTTTCATTTATTGAGCCAAATGATAATTATGCAAAAACAAATGTGTTTAATAATACTAAATTATTTATAGCATTCTGTGGAAAAACATATAATATTACTAATGCATGGATTAAATGTTATGAATTAGTAAAATATTATAATCTATTATCTGAAGATACTTTTCATTTTGATAATGCAGCATTTCCAGGCTCATTTATATTAGCAACTAGACATTTCTGTTTATCGCAAACTAAATACAATTATGATTGGGGGGGGTCATCATTAATTACAATAAATGAATTAGATAGCGAACCATTATATGATTCATACAAATTATGGAAGAATTATCCTGATAAATGGTTAATGAGTGAAACTAATAATGGAGATGTTTTAGTAAAAGAAAATCAATTAGATTTTATGAAAAAACTAGACCATAAAGTTACTTTATATACTAGCGATTTAGGATTTGATGTTTCTGAAGATTTTTCAAAACAAGAAATATTTCAAGCTCCTGCTAATATAGGACAAATAATAAGTGGAATATTAACATTAAAAGAAGGTGGTGGATTTGTAACAAAACAATATACATATTTTGAACCAATAACTATTTCTGTTATGTTATTAATTTCACAATTATTTGATGAATTCTATGTATGTAAGCCATATAGTAGCAGAGCTGCAAATTCAGAAACATATTTAGTAGGAAAAGGGTTTAAATCATTTGATGAAAATCATAAATATTGGGATATAGTATTTGAAGTATTATCATTAAATGTTAATACCAATTTATCATTATTTGGGAAATGGGAAGAATTTCCAGAAGATTATAGAAAAATGATAATTGATTCATCTAATCATATTTATAATAGACAAGTAGAAAAAATAAATAGAGCTGTAAAAGAAATAAAAGAAAATTGGAATAGTAAAAATGTATATGGACATGGAGAAAAAGAACAAATTAAAAAATGGTTTATAGATAATCCAATTTCTCCAGTAAATTTAGGATTAGAAATAAAAATGGAAGATAAATTTGAACAAAAAAAATATTTAGGTTTTAATTAATTTTTTAATATTTCGTTAAATATTTCGTTAAATATTAACTAAATTTACTACACTACTTTTGATAAAGGTCATTATACATGTTGTACAAATGACCTTCATTATCTTTAATTTTTTGAAAGTTTGGTAGTTTATTAATAAAGTCATATATACTACTTATTTCTAGAATGATATATTCATCTTTCAATGTTACCATTAGGTTTTTTAGCAATGAATCGTCAGATGCTTTTTTTGATAGAATCCAGACATACACAGGACTGAAGAACATGAATTCCTTATCATGGTCGCACATGTAATCCAGTAATTTTACTAATGAAATTACATCATTTTCTGATATAAATATTTTCTTATGACTTGATACATATGTATTTATAGAAATTCGAGACGGTGAGTTACTAATTTCCATAATTGGATTGTTATACAATATTATCAAGTAATAATAAATTATATTTTCATCATAATCATTGATTGTGATTTCATTAGTTTTATTATATTGCAATATCATTTTGAAATATCCTACTTTTGCTAGGATAAAACTATGAACTTTGAATATAAATTCACCATTTTTATTTATTACCTTTAATTTGATGTCAGGTTCTCTGCCAGAATACGATTCATCATAGAATATTATCGGCTCATCAAAGTATGGTTTAATATTATGAGTATATTTATACATTTTCTTTTTGAGAAGAATTTTATAAACACTTTCTGCATTTTCTACAAATTCTTTTTTTCCTGCGATTTTCTTATCTGCTTCATGAAGCATAAATATATTTTTTACATGGAATGCCCTTTGGATATTGCCTAACTTATATATAGAAATTAGTTTTGTTGAAAACTTTTCTATATATGGATTTGCCCAATCGATTTTCGATGCCAAATCGATAAAGTTCAATATAAATAAGCATAATACCTTTAATAAACCCTCATCCAAGGTTTGCTTGGTATATAATAATGATGTATAAATACACATAATAATATATGCTGATTCAAATGACAATCTTGTAATATCTTTTTTCTTGTAATGGTTTGTAACTATTACAGACTGATATATAATGTGCATAACTACACATCCAAGATTCTCATACAATTTTATACTAAATACCTCGTGAAAATACGGGTTAATGCTAATAGTATTATGTATGAGAGTAAGAAACGCCCTTATTCTTATTAGACTAAATGTATATGTAACCAAATCTTCATGTATATTTAAGTTTATGGTATGACGGTTTCCCAATACAGCTGGTCTTTCATACATATTTTTAATGACTTCTTTGTCATAGACAAATTCATATCCTAAAAATGATTGCATGAATGCGGCATAAAATGAAATTTGCCCAACAATTTCCGGCGACATTATTTTTTGTATTTGTAACATACTACATACCATATTGATATTTTGTATAGCATAAGTGCAATAAGTATCTCTTGAATGCTTTGTTGCATAGCATACAAAATTCGTATTAATAAATATTATATGAACCATATTTTTCAGCTGGTCAGCTGAATCATTGATTATTCTTTTATAGTATGAATCGCCATTGTCGCAATTGATACAGAACTTCTTCAGTGTATCATTCAATATATACATGTAATATATATTGATTGCATCTAGGTAATCCCTCATTTTCATAGTAAGATTTGTATTTATTGACATAATAGCCAATCCTAGATTTAGGATTTCTGCATAATCACTATATATTTTATCATCCCTTCCAGCATATACACCACGTGTTATTTCTGAAGGAACAAATGGAGTATTTTTGTTAGAAAATGCATCCACCATTGGTTTAATGGCTTCGAAGACAATGTGCGACACTTTCATGTATTTTTTATAACTTTTTTTTTGGATAAATTTGTCTATTTTATCCAAATTAATATTATTTAATGAATAAGCTATAATAGAATACATTTCTGGATTATTTATTTTGTAATCATCTAGGAAGCCATCAACCATTAGCCTATGCAAGATTACTTTAGCATATTTATTAATATTTTGAATATTAATAGTTTTTGTTCTATTAATAATTTCTGCAAGTTTTTGTTCTCTTTCAGCTACTGTAAAATAGGATGTAGAATCTGCATTTCTAATTACTATGTTTCTTGGTTTTTTGATACCATATTTTACTTTGAGAGAAGTGACCAATTGTGCAGAGTTCATTCTTTTTATATATATAAATGTCAATTCAATTTTTTATTATAAACATAAAAAAATAATATTGTATAAAAAATGTCTGTGCCTAAGAGACTTTATGACCTCTTCCGTAGTATTGAGAATTGTGATTTAGTAAAGCGCAAGTCTGCTACTAAAGAAAGTATGACAGAGTTCGAGCGGCTACTCAATGAATCTTGCCCCAGCACGGCGGAAGAAGGACATCATAAGGATCTCGTATGGGCTATGTATCAGAGTAATCAGTATGAATTTATTAATTATGTTAGCATGATGCAAAATCGTGTTGGGGCACTAATTCTATATACTGAAAGTAAGAAAATTGCTAAATTCTTTGACGTTGGAGCACTTGTTCATATTAGATGGGACCTTGAGAAGAAGTCCTATTCAGTAGAGCCATTTGTTAGAAGAACTGAGAGACCTAATAACTATTCTAGAACTAATCCTAGACAAAGACAAGTAACAAAAAAAACTACATATTCTGATTTCCGTTCTTCATTCAGAAACACGGAGCCTAGTTATGCCGATGCTGTAAGACGTCCTAAGAGAGTTCAGGAAGAAGAAGTTACAGTAAAGTCCGATACTGAGCCTGAAGTTGCTGCATCTGGAAAATGGGCAGACGCATAAACTAAAAAGATACATCTAGTATAAGTTTTATTTAAAACATCAAAATAAACATCAGAATAATTAGAAATTAAATTATATTTTTTTTCTATTTCTGATAATGTAATGGGGAAATATACATTTCCTTTTATATTGTTATCAATTAATGTTATATATATTTTTTTGCACAAATGCCAATATTTTTTATATATACTTGCACCTCCTATAAAAACGCCTGAATCAGGAATTTCTTTTACATAAATAAAACCATCTTTTTTTTCATAATTATCATTATTTACTATAACATAATTTTTCCTATTTTTAAGAGCTGGAAATGTTAAATGAGTCTTATATCCCATTATCACATTTTTATGTTCAGTTTGTTGTTTAAAATATTTTAAATCTTCTTTTATATTCCAAGGTATTATTAAATCATTTCCTATAATATAGTTATTATTAAAAGCAACTATCAATTCATACATGAGTGAATACTTAGAAAATACTTCAAATTCTTATATAAATGATTATTCAAAGTTTGATTATTCAAATTCTGAAAATAAAGATGGTTCTTTAGTATTCGATGAAACTATAAAAAGAATAAATGTATCTTTAATACAAGAACCGGAATTTATGTCTATTAATAGATATGTAAATAATAAAAAAATATTCACTAATAACTTGAATAAATATATAGAATTTATAAAAAAACTGAAAGACGAAAAAGAATATAAATATTATGAGATACCTTTTAAATGGGATTCATATTATCTTGATGAATTTAAACGAGATGCTGAAATAATAAATGATATTTTTGATATTGTAAAGGAATATAGCAAAGGTAATGAAATTATGATTAATAAAGAACTGGATTTGAATAAATCGGATATTATAGAAATATATTGTTATAATAGCTTTAGAGTTGCAAATGAAATAACAAATCTTTTATTTAAAAAGAAATATAAAACAGTAGTATTAAAAACTATAGTAGAACATGAGGAATTTTTAATTGAAAACTTAACTCGCAATGTTATCCATATATTTTCTGTTATACCTTCCGAAAATAAAGATAAAAAAGGACTTAAACTAAGAACCGTTTCTAATACTATTAAAGATGATATTATGTATTATCCACAAGAGCTAAAAATTATAGATTATTATTCTGATATTATGAATGTAGTTCAATATCCAGAATTTCAAGATGTAATAAATATTTATAAAAATAATATAAAAGTTTTAGAAAAAAATTCTCATAAAGAGCCTATTGATGAAAAACCTGATATGCAGATTAATAAAATTATGGGAAAAGAAGGTGGAGTTAAAATAAATGATTTTGGGTTATCTGATTATTATATTAGCAAAACTCCTATTGCTAGTTCTTTTATGGATTTAGGCTCATCATTATTAGAAAAGAAAGGTGGTAATGTATGTGATGATAAAAAAAAGGACTTGATATTTCAAATGAAATATACTATATTAGAAAAAATGATGAATAATGATAAATATGTTTTATTGGGTTCATGGGCATATTATGTTAAAAAATATGGTATGGAATTACCATGTATTATAGAAGATAGAATTCAGATTGCTTCTATTTATCCTTTTAATAAGTTATTTTCTAAAATAAAAAATATAATTAAAAGCATTTATGGTTATGATGTAAAAGAAGGAACTAAGCACTTTATGAAAATACCAAAAGAATATAGATTAACAAATACTAGTATTAAAATAATAATACCTGGAAAAATGATACATAAAGAACATATATTGGTTGAATATGTTAATATATTAGAATATCAGGCATTACCTTGTTATAAAAATGAATTGTTTATATTCTTAGGTAAAAATATGTTACTTAGATTATTATTTATTGAATTATGGATATTATTTACTGTATATTCGAATCATATTCTTAGTTTTGAAAAATACAAATTATTAATTAATAGAAATATAGAATTAATTAACAATATTAATAATGAGTTTTCTAATATTAATTGTATATTAGGCATAGAGATTCCTATAGATGAAGACAAAAAAACAAAATCACTTTCCAAGAATCATTGGATATTACCATATATTCCTCAAACATATAAGAAAGGAGAATCATTAAGAATCATTTAAAAAAAATTTCGCTTCGCAAAATTTTTGGGAGGGAGTTTTAGCTGTGCAAAAAAATAAAATTCATGATTTTTTACTACTCAAAAATTTCGCTATGCAAAATTTTTATTCAGTGAAATTTACATTATCAAAAATTTTGCGTAGCGAAATTTTTAAGAAGTGAAATTTTTCTTGAGTTCTTCTAGCTTAGATGGGAAATTATCCCTAAGTAATTCATAGAACATTTTGCATCTCAGTTTTTTCTTTTTCTTAGAATCGGATTCGGCACAGACTGCATTATTTTTCTCAATCTTTTCAATCTCATCACTACTAAGAAGTACCATAATTTTAGCCTCATCTTGGTTAAAGATATTATTAAATATAGTTAGCTTATTCATTGGTTTCTTAGCTGGTTGTTCTACTTCATCAGTATCATTTTTAATATTAACGTGTTTGCTAGACCCAATAGAAACAACGTCATCTTCTACTTGTGCTTTCTTGGGAGCAGCCTTTTTACTAGTCTTATTAATAGATTGGTCTAATACATCAATTTTAAGATTGATTTCATGTAACATAAGGAAAATTTCTTCCAGCTTTGATTTAGTATTAATATTGTCATTTGAAAGCTCAGAGCAAATGTTCTTGATATCCTCAAAGTTGGTAGTCTTACTCATTTTTTTATTTTATATAAAAATTCAATTTTTATTTTATATGGAATTAAAAAGATAAAAAATATTAAATATCTATTTCTAGATATTTAATATTCCTTTTTTATATTTAAACTAATTATAGGTTAAGTCATCCAGTTAAAATCTGAATAAATTAACCATTACTAATATAAATAACTTTTATATATACTCGGTTAAATACAATTTCTTGCATTAACACATTTTTCTTAGAATTTAATATTTTCTCATGAATTATCATTATCGAAAACACTAACATCCCATAAATAATCACCATCTCCATCATTAATATCACTTTCATAATTTATTATTGCTGAAATTGATTGAGAGGTAATCATCTTTGAAAAATTGTATATATATACTGTTAAAATATTCAATTTTTTATAATGCTATTGCATGATGAGTTGAATATAGTGACATTATTAAATGGGGTCAAAACTTCTAAAAACATAGTAAAAGGGGATATTTTGATAGGAGAAGAACCACTTATTGTAATAGGAGTTGAAGCCAAGATATATACTTCTTATAATCTAGTATCTGAATGGGCTGAGCATATGCTCTTATCTGATAAGAATATACTATATTTATATAATATATTTACAGAATCATATATAAACATTACTGTATCAGAATATCTCAAAAAACCCTTAATATGGAGAGAAAAGCATAAGTTAGTTATAATACCTATTTCCTTTATTAAGAAGCCTACTAAAAATGACCCCTATTTAATAGGTATGATGATTAACCAATGCGATTCTCAAATAATTAATAAGTATATCAATACATTGCGAAAAATAGATAATAAGGAACTGAGTGAAATAATGGATTATAAATTCATACCTGATGACTATTTATATAATGATTATGATATCAGATTAGACCTATTAAGGGGTATAGTGGAAGATAAGATAATTAAGAAGCCAACTAAAATTAGGGAAATATCATATTATACATCTAAAATTCCATTATTCAATGATAATATCTCTTTAGAGATTTCTGATAAAAATTTATTAGAACAGATAAAGTTCTTAGCAAGAAGTTTGGCTATTAAGTGTTATAGTAAAAATAATATATTATATATAGATTTCAATAATAAAAAAAATATATTTCTATGTGATTTTAAATTAGAACAGAGTAAAGCTAATACTTATATGTATATTGAATTATATAAAAATGGATTAACATTTTCAGCATCTGCTATTCCAGTTGGTTGATTTATTATCCTGTGTATGAATTACTATCCTATATTTTCCATGTAAATTAACCTATATTTTCCATATAAACTATCCTATATTTTCCATATAATAAACTATCCTATATTTTCCATATAATAAACTATAGGATTTATTGTGCCTAGAGTTATTGATGTAGCTATTGCACCATCTAGACCTCCTAGTATTATACCCATTAAAAAGCCTCTAATTACACCAGAATATGTAGTTTTAAATAATGATGCTTTATCAATATCACAATAATGATAATATATAAAAATATACATAGCAACAATAAATATTGCAATGAATATTCCTGTATATAGGTCTTCTAATTTAGCCATCTTATATTAAATATCGAGTTTTTATCATAGAAAATTAATATACTAGATATATAGAAAATTAATATACTAAAATCCAATTTTCTATCATAGAAAATTAATATACTAGATTCCAATTTTCTATAATAGAAAATTAATATACTAAATATATATATTCCTTTCCTCTTGTTAATGCGGTATATGTTGCTTTGAATATTGGAATAGTTTCTTTTAATGATGCTTTAATGCTTCTGGTATTTACAAATACTGTTTTCCATTCGGATCCTTGTGATTTGTAAATAGTCATGCAATAACCAAAATTCATGATTGGATATTTTTTATTAAAAATATTTATTATGTAACTATATACATTTTTTTTTACAGTTCTTTTTAATACTTCTTTTGTTTCATCAATTTGTTTTTTATTTATATTAACTAGTATAAATTCTTCTTTATTTATTTTTTGTATTTTAAGTAACTGACAATCGAAATATTGAGCGCAAAATGGAAAGTTATTCAATTCTGTTTTTATTTTATAATCTTTAGCTTCGATAATATCAAATATTTCTCCATTATATAAAGTAATTCCAGTTTCTCCTTCTATTTTTATATAATCCGAAAATTCTTCATAAAAACATAAATCTACTGGAGTTTCTAAAATACATCTATCGCCCGGATAGAAATAAGTAGTTCTATTTTCTATATGTCTATTATTATTAAAGTCAATAATGTCTTGAACTGCATTATTTATAGTATTGGCGTTTCCTTTAGAATATGTTAAAATAATGATATCTCTATTTTCTTTTAATTCCAATATATATTTTTCTATCATTTGTGCAGTATTTATAGTAGAATCTATATTAAATGGAAATCTATCCATAAAATCATCATTACCTTCTTTTATATCTTTTATTTTACTTAATAACTTATTATTTATTTCTATAGAATTACTATTAATATTATCATTTTGACATCTCATAACCTTTTCTAATCTTGAAATATTCCATGATTCATTCTTAGATTCAGAAAATACAATAGAAAGTTTTTCTTTAACTGGTGGTAATTGCCAATAATCACCAAGAAATATATATTTTATTACTTTATCGAATTTATTCTTAACATATTGTCTAGCATCCATAAGATACCCATATAATTCAGAAGAAATAGTTGAACATTCATCTAATATAATAATATCAAATAATGACATTCTAGCTAAATTTTTAATATCATATTTGAATTTAATATCTTCTTCACCTTCTACATATGATATTTCTAAGTTTAATAATTTATGAATAGTTAAAAATTTAGTATGTTCGCTAAATGCTGACTTGTTAAATAGAACAGATGTTGCTTTATTAGTAAATGCACAGAATGCTATATTATATGGTTCATTTGCTAAAGCATGAACAATTACCGTAGTTTTTCCTGAACCTGCGGGTCCCAATAATAAAAAATTTTCATTTTCTGATTTAATAAACTTATATATTTTTTCTGAAGCTTTAAGTTGCTTTTCGTTTAATTCCATTATTTATTATATATATAAATTTCATTTTTTAGATATAAAAGATTTGTTAGTTTTAAAAAAGAGTTTTTAAAAAAACATATATAATAAAACATGTCATATTCACAATATTCTAATACCAATTTATACCCAAACATATACAATGGAGCTAATATTAATAACTATTTAATAAAAGATGTTGATTTCTCAGGTAACTTATTATCAAATTTAGGTTATGTAAATACTGGTTATATTCAAAATGATGCTTATAAATTATATTCTGGTGCAAGAAATTTAGGAAATTTAATGAAACCAAGAAAATATATTAATAATACTTATAGCATTGATGCTGCATATGGAGAAGACAAACATATGCATTTTTCACTATAAAAAAATAATAGAATTATCATAGAATTATCATAATATATATTTTATTTAATAGAATTATCATAAAATATATTTTATTTAATATTCTTAGTAATTAGTTTTAATACACGTTCTCTATTAAATGCTTTATCATCTGCTAACCAATCAGCAACTTCTAAATTATATTGAAAATCTTTAAATTCTGCAGTAGAACTTGGAACATTAGTATATATATCAATGCATCTATTTTGCTTTTCAGTAAGAGATATATTTTTATATTTTTTGATTACGGTTTTTGCACCTATACCTTTTGTTTTTTCGCAGAAATCAGTTCCCATTATTACAGATATTTTTTTAATATCTTCTATAGAAGCTTCATTTTCTGTTATATCTGTAATTTGTTTAAAAATATCACTTTGAACATATTCATATATTTTTTTATCTCTTGGATTTCTTCTCCATAATGTTAAAGCTCCAAAGGCTACAGCATCTGTATCAGATGAATAAACCCCATCTACAATACCATTTTTATTTAATGATGCGCATATAGCTTCTGCTTCATAACCTTCAGGAGCTTCCATATATTGAATATTAAAATATGTAAGTAATGTTAATATATCACTAATAATAAGTGAATCTATGCTGAATGCTTGTTTTTCTAAAATAGTAATTCTATTTTCATCATGAAAACTCTTAAACTCTTTACTCATTATTTCATCTAGTTCATTTTTAGCATTCTTTCTTTTTTCTCTTCTTTTTTCTATCTCTTCTAATTTATCAGTATTATGACCTATTTTATTATGGTCAAATACCCAAATTTGTTTTATATTATTTTTTTGTAAATCTAGAATAATAGCTAAAATTACATTAATATGAATTGTCGGGTTTCCATTAGCATCTGTTAATTTATTCATAGCTCCTAATGATGCTCTCCATATTTCAGTCATGGCATCTATTGCTATTTTTTTATTTTTCAAGTCTGCAAACTTGACTTCTCTCGTATAAGTAAAAATCTTGCTGAAATCCTTAATACCCATTTTTATATATTAAATATTATTCAAATTTTAAAGAAAAAAATTTCGTTTCACAAAATTTTTAGGTTTTAAAAGGTTTCTTAGAAAAATTTCGTTTCACAAAATTTTTGAATTTTAGAAGATTTTTTTATATAAGATTTTAATAATAAAAAAATAATAATAAAGTTTATAAAAAATAAAATTTTCTGCACAAGAAATTTTTATAGTAAAATTCTTATTATATCAAAAATTTTGCATTATCAAAAATTTTGCGAAGCGAAATTTTTCAAGCGAAATTTTTACTTGTATTTCTTGCATTCTGCAAGGTAGATTTCTCTTTCTTCATCGGATCCGTTTTTGCATTCTTCT